AATAAGATCTCATATAATCTTACTGATAGGAGTGGCCCTTTAATTCAGATTGTGAGATTGCAAGAAGAGACATTCGATGATACCCAAAAACGTTTGCTTCTGTATTTAAACAGTCGTCTTGATGTTTTGAGGATGGAAAATGAGATCGTGTTTGGTGTTAAGTCTACTGCTATTTATCAAGAACCAAAGAATCAAATAGCTATGACGGAGTCATCTAATATGTTTCGTATGGTTATTCCTGGTATAATAGATAATTGGTTACCAACGGCTATGCCGCGTGTTAATGTAAATCCTATGATAGCTAATATTCTATGGGCTTATGATCGGAAACGATTATCACCTTTGATTTATGAGTTAGATAAACGAATCGTGTGTCCACATGATCACCTTGTTACAGGTTTACATCGTACTGATCCTGAGGTCCAATCACTAAAAGTTTTGGCATTGCGTTCTTTGTGTGCTTATTCACTTGCGTATGGAGGTACTTCTGAATATTCTTATGTTTCCAACGCATGTTTTAATCCTTTACTTAATCTAGGTGCAAAGTTGGATAAGTTGCCAAAAAATTATATTTCGTTTCTTCCTGAGTATAATTTTGATCATACTCATAGAGCTCTCAATTTTTATTATAAGCATTGTGTTAAACTTCAAAAGTTTAAATTTAATTTTTCTGCAGATGATATTGAATTATTTAAGTTTGGAAATACTAAATGTGGTTTTAGGCATTGGAATGATCAGAAGGACACTAAGGTTGATGATTTTATGACTGTTCGTTTTACTAAGCACCCTACTAAAAAGCAAGCTCAAATGACAATGCTGAGAGAACTCTTAGAAACTTATATTTTAGCTATTGAACAAACGAAAGATGGCTTAGTGCCATATGAGAAGATGATTAGAGCGTTTATAACTACTATGTCTGTTAAAGAGCAAAATCTTAGTGCTATTGATTTAGATAAGTTAGACAAAGTTTCTGTTAAAGAGATGTATTTGAAATCTAGGCTGTTTTTCTTGTCTAATGATTCTATGTTGCATAAATTTTTCTTGACGCGTGTTAAAGCAGAGCGTACTTATTTCCCAGACTGTATGAGCGTTTATGGCGATCGTGAAGCACGTAATATGACAGTAAATATTTCAATTGGTTTTACGTGGACACGAGGAGGGGCCTATATGTTGTATAATGCATTGCATGGCGATAGAGGGTCTCAATATGAAAGAATTTCGCTTCCTGGCGACACTCCTGATAATGTGTGTTGTTGTTGGAAGCGTGTTAGTGAAGGTAGCCAGATGTATGCAGAAGGAGATATTAAGTCGTTGGATACGTCTATAACTGCTATACCTTTGGTTCTTTACATGATGTTTGCCCAGATGTGGGTCCAGCGCGATGATAGTGATCCTCATTATCGTGCGTTTCAATATATTTTGGAGAGTTGTGCTGAGCAGCTGGCTGGGAAAACCGTTAGATGGATTAAGGATTATATGCTGTTGGTCGGAGTTATGCCGTCTGGTTCTTTAGAAACGTCTCACGGAGATTCATGGATAGTATCAGTAGTTTACTGGCTGTCGTTTGTCTTCGCTGTAATGGAGAGATCAACTGTGTTGGTTCGTAAGAAAATTTGGCGTGCAGTTGTCTATAGGCTTATTGCGATTGTGACTTATGGTGATGATTTTCTTAAAACATATCCTCGATCTCTTAAAGATTATGTTAATATTGATGCTTTTGCTCTGTATATGAGTTCGTGTCATGGTATCCAAATGAAAAATCAAAAAGAGTTTACTAGTTTAATTACTAGACTTAGAGTTATTAATAATGAGACGTTATCACGTGATTATGTTGGTCCAAGTTATTTGAAAAGATATCTTATAGAATCGTCGAACTTTAACCTTGAAGCTTTTTGTCCTGGTATTGCAAAGGTGGTCCCGTGGAGGCCTTTTCACCAGTATGAATGGCGTGCAGGTGTTCCGCGTATTCGAGATGCACCTATTTATCTCAGTTTGTCAAGATGGATGGGTTTGGCATATGACACGTTGGGTGTCGATCCTATATCTTATTATTTCTTGCAGTTTGTTTACAACCGCGCTTATGAGATTTCTGAGCGATTGGTTGGTAAGAGTTATTTGACGAAGAATATACCAATTTGGCTTGAGCAAGATGTTAAATATTTGCGTAAGATAAATTACACGATTGAGCATAATGATTTTCCCTCTCGTAGTGAACTACTGAAGCTGAATGTCTTAGATCGTGATTATCATCGTCCGAAAACTGTGGGTACGTGGCAAGATCATATGAGAGACTATGAGTGGTGGTAGAGGGAAAAGAAGGAGGAAAAGGAAAGAAAAAAAAAAAAAAAGAGACAGCGAAGGACAAAAAAAAAAAACGGAAA